CGGCGATTCAAATTGTGGTGTTTCTCTTGTACGCAATTCTGCAACGCTGTTCGCTAGCATGTCATTATATATACGGCGTTGTTCTTTGTCTATTTCAACATAGTATCGTTTGTATATTTTTTCTGGGAGGTCTAAACACTCGCTCTTTCTTACTCGCACACAATACGGCGCAATTTTGGCTTTTAGCTTATCCAGGTTTTTAAATTCAACGAGTTCTTCGTATTCACGTTTGGTTTTGCGGTTTAATTTCTTTTCCCATGTTGCATACTCGTGTTTGAAACTTAGGAACGAAACGGCTCCTATAATACGAGGGTTTAGAAATCTAAATTGGCTGTATAGATCAAGCGGGCTCTGTGTTATTGGCGTCCCATTACAGATTCGTTTGTACTTCATTTTCTTCGAATAAGTGACGATCGCCCGTGTTCGTTTAGCTCCCGGAGTTTTTATTCTTGTGCTTTCATCTACGACACACATACACTCCAGCAAGGCTAAACGAGAAAGCAGCTTTTTGACTTTTACCGTGTTGAACGATTCTATATTGAACGCAATAATTCTTAAGAAGTCGCCTTTGTCAAATAGTTTTTCAATTTCTTTTTGGTATTTCTTAGAGCCCGCTTTGCCACCTTCCCAAAACAATGTTCGGCGGTCAACCCAGTCAGGCAAGTGGTCAGGAATTTCGTCATCAATCCAATTACGATGCACGCCATTTGGAGCGATGATTATGAGCGTATTGATTTCACCTTTAGCGAATAACCAAGCTGCATTATCAATACTCATCTTAGTCTTTCCAGTCCCCTGTTCTGCAAGGTATCCGAATGCTAATTTGTCTCTCGATTCTAAAAATATTTTTCGTTGATGGTCGAACGGTTCAGTCTTGTAGATATAGTCCTGCTTCGTAATCGTTTGCATTATCGCCTCGCAGCTTCATCGATTTCATCCAGATAATCTTCAAAGGCTCGTGTTGTGGCAAACAATTTTTCACGGAGTGTTTCTATGCCGCCGTTTTGTTCAGCAAAACCTTTGTTCAAGGTGCCAAATTTATAATCACTCGCCGCTTCAAAAAGCGCCTTTAAAAGTCGTCCTCGTGTTGACATGTTTTTTCCTGTTATTTGATTCTAAAAAATTATGCGGAAATCTTACATAAATTATCCCTTTTCGTAAAGCGCGAATATCGAGTGTTTTTTGCGCTCATATGCTCCCTTTATACGTGCGTAGAATCGAAATCGAAATCGATTCACTGATCCAAATTGAGGAAGCAATAATATATCTCATATATTTAAAAACTAAATCAACAAGTTGAGGCCATTATTACAACTAATATTTTGAACATAGGTAATATGAATGAACACGAAATGTGTTCTTATTTTGCACAAGATCAACTGCGCGGGGTGTTTAGTGATCGTTATTCAAAAAGATTTCTCACGTGTTACAGAGAACAAGAGTACATTAAATAATCAAACATATGTTTTGATTCAAATAGCTAATATGAAGCCCACTGTAGAACTTTCTTTTAAGATCTAGCACATTGCTTAGACAATAATTTCCCAGTCCGTCAGTCATGATTACGCTAACGATTTGACGTACTTTTTATAGAACTCTTCGGCGGTTCCTTTGCCTTTCGAAGTGTTGTAATAATTCTTCCAATATAGCCCCATTCCTAGGATGTCATTAGGCGATGGAAGTTTAGCCGGAACGCGCCAATAATGAACACGGGCCATCGCGGTTGCGTAATTTATGTTCCCGATTAATTCTAAAGAACTGACCTTGCCATTGCTAAATCTTTCACCGGCTAGGGACTTAATTATGGTCGCTAAATTGGGGCGGTGTTTCAAATAGTTTTCCCAAATGTCGTCGTGTGTTGCTGGTTCCATTTGGTAAATTCCCAAAGCAGGCCCGCCGCCAAGTTGATGAACATAATCTGCATTAGATTCTTGAAGACAAGTGCCAACCAAAAGGTCAACCGCAATTTGCGAATTCATCCGAGCATCATATTCACTCAGCGTGAGAAGTGTCGGTTTTATAATGTACTCTCTTAGCTGCTTCACGTTCATTTTCTAGTTCCTCTATCTTTGATACTAGTCGACTAACATTAAGTTGAAGATCAAGAATTTGTTTTTCATGCACGCGCCCCTCTGTACCTGTGAATGGATCTTGGCGAGGCGGATTAATAAAATCCGCAAGCGCGTGCGCAATCAAACCAGCGATGATAAACCCCAATAATAAAATTAAATTATCTCTAGCCATTTTTGTCCAATTCCCTTTCAATAAGTCGGTCGATCTTTTTGGATGTCTCGTCCAACTTCCTGTCGATGTATTCGATTTTCGCAATTTGCACCTCCATATGATCAAGTCTTTTATGTGTCGCTTGGTTCATCTCATCTAAACGTTTGGAGTTTCTAAAAATAACCGCCCACAACCAAGAAATAACCGTGGACGCCCCGATGGCGATTTGTGCTAATAGTCCAGAATGTTCGTGCGACGGTTCCATTGTTATTCAATCCATCCGCGCAACCACATATCAATCGTATCGGCTCTAGTGGGCGATCCCGAACTCGCCGAACTTGATCTCGTCCAATAAAGGTCGAATTGTCGTGAACTATTTATTGGGATAATCACATGCGACATGTTTTCATTTCTCACACCCCAACTAGAACTCGTCGAGCTTGTGTACCCACTCACCGCAAGATTTGCAACACGAGTTCCGTCGCCTGTTGTCGCGGTTGAACTTCCTTCCCTCGCATAAATGCCAATCGTTCCCGAATGATTAGCGGCGACACCATAGAGGAGCATATAAAGACGAATTGAAACAATGATTGCTTTCGCCCCGCTTGGGACGTCGCCAAGAGCGCTCCACGTATAGTCGCCGCCACTTGGCGAAACTGTCTCCCATGTTTGATGGGTTATACTCGCCTCGATATCCATCTCCGTTGTGTTTGCTGCATCATCATGAATGGCGACGTTTTGCGCTTCGTAATAGCCCGAAACATTTGTCGGCGGATATAACTCAACGCCGCTCGCGTAGTACTGGCTCGCATAAACATCGCCGGTTGAATTTCGTGCGACAACGGTTGAAGCAGTTGCGGCGGTGGCTGCTTCATAACCGTCGACAGTGTCCGCGTCTAAACCGGATCCGCTTCCGTCGTTGTTGGCGTGCCATAATTTCCCGTTAGACCCTCCGCCGCTTTCGATGCGCCAATCCGATGCGCTTGTGTCAAAATATAACGAGCGGACCGTGTTGTTATCATCGTCATAAAAGAAAATAACCGAGTCGCCATAAGTATTGTCGCCGACTTGCACACCATTATTAAAAGTAGCTGCGTTAGCATTAGTGAATGTCCATTCCCCCGAAACACTTTCGTTATCGGCTAATTTAGCAAACGACGCTTCGCTGTAACCGTCTAATAAATCCGCATTTAAGTTCGTGCATTTTGTTCCGTTGGAGATGGGGATTTGTCCGCCCGCGTTCCCCGCTTGGTAGCTGTCAAGTGTGTCGGCATCAAGTCCCGAACCACTACCGTCAACGGATTTCACTTTATCCAATACCGTTGACGCGGTGACGTTGCTCAACGTTGTGTCAGCAAAATAATTCGCGTCTTGTCCGTCAAGTTTATCGGCGTTTAAATTTGTGTTTAGCGTGCCGTTTGAAATTGGTATGTCGCCGCTACTGTTTGACGCGTCATAGCCGTCGAGTTGATCAACGTTGATCGCATAAGTTGCGGCCATGTCCGACCAACTAGCGCCACCCCACGTTTCCCATTTGAATGAACTAGGATTAAATCGTTTCGCGTTAGTTGGCAGGTTTGTCACACCTGTCGTGCTGTGTAGTTGCGTTAGTGCGTCATCATCTTTGTCCGCGAGTTCAGTCAACACGCTGACATAGTTGCTACTCACTGTCGGATTGTTCCAATTACCGCCCGCCATGATTATTTCTCCTGTCCAATTTGTTTCATTATATAAACCCTCGCACCGTCCACGAAAAATCGCCGTTCACTTTGTTTCCATTAATATCTAATAAATAAACGATAAACGATTTCGGATAAGGTACGTCTAGGAAATCATAAATCGCGGTGATCCCGTCTTGCTGCGCTTTCGGTGTAACCGTGATTGAATTAATGTCGATAAAATTCTTAGTGAAATAAATCCGCTGTCCGAAATCTGCTGTCGCCGACACGATTGTCGCTTCACCGTCAAGTTTTAGATTTTGATTTCCTTGCTGATCCACCAGCATTGTGAATGTTGACGCGAGAATTGTCGACGTGTCTGCCGTCATATCGTAAAAATTAAATAACTTAGAGGTCACATAAGTGCCGTCTTTACCTGCACTGAAATTGCTTACAACTTCCGACGAAGTTAATGCAGTACTATATACTCGCGCAAACTTATATTCACCGTTCGCGTTCCGATGTCGCATAGTTCCTGAATTATAACTTGTTCCGTCATAGTTACCGATAACAAGCAAGCCCGATGCGGCGTTCGTTATTGCCGACGCGCTCGTACTGGATTTTTCGGAGAGTAAATTCCCGTCCAAGTACACTCGCGCGGTTTTCGCATCTTCATCCCACGACAGCGCGTAATGGTGCGCAAGGTCGTCGCGAGCCGGATTAGGTATCCCAGACGCGTGCGGCATATTCATCGTCGCTCTAACGTAGCTTTTAACATACCAGTTATCAGCATAAGAGTTGCTAGAAACGATTTGAAAATATGCGTCATAACCTTTTACTGCTGACGCATCGCGCACGGCGGCGAACATAATATACGGGCTCCACGCCGATGTTACGTTAGAAGGAGGATTCATTTTCAATTCACATTCGAACGTCGTATTCGGACCGGAAAACCACGTACCGTGGCCGCTGCCGTTGGCGTGTAAAGATTGCGCTTTCGCCCAACCCGTGTCACTTCCTCCCGACGAATAAATTTTTAGAGTATCAAATGAAGAGGTGAAAGAAACATTTCCGCTTTCGGTGGTGATCTTACTGTCCACCTTAACATTCAACGCTTCAAGCAGGCCGATACTCGTATCGTCATCGGCTCCGGCTTCTACCGTTGCGCGAATATATCTAAAATTGTTTGCATAGCCTTGCCATTGTGTACTCGTGATAACATCCCAGCTCGCACCCGTACTCGACCGCGCTTCGATAGTTGGTGAAAGTGTCACTCCGCCATCCAGCACACTGAATATTTTAGAAACCGTGATCCGGCTTGTTGCTACGACAGCACCCGTGTCAAAAACTTCTTGATACAACGCCGACGTTTTAGACGGTTGCGCATATATAGGATACCCACTCGCGATTTGTGTACTAATATTAGACCAACCATTGTCCACAAAATGCGAACTCCAATCCTGCACTAAATCAACAGGACCAACAAGTTTCCCGTCTAACTGTTTAAAGAAATTTGTTTTGGTGCTTGTGAATGTACTATTGAACTCGTTTTGAAAAACAAAATCAGGCGGCTCGTTAACGACCGCCGCTTGGACGGCATAGTCACCAGCATTCCCGCCCGTGTCTTGTGCTTCTATATAGTACGCATATTCATCCGCAACGGTTTCAAATATACTTGTGAACGTTCCATCTTTTTCCCCGATCAATGTTGCGCTCGCGTAACTTTCTGTCGCTATACTTCTATATAAATTCGCGTGTGCGATTGGTAACGTTCCGGCGGTCGTTGTCCAGTAGAGAAGAACGTTGTTGTCTATAACGTTTATATTATCGATAGTGATTGTAGGCGCAATGATTTCCGCGTCGGACGTCCCCTCGTCACTAGCAACACCGGCAGCGTTTATCGCTTTAACAAAATAGCGTTTCGCTCCTCCATAATTCACTTCTTCTTGGAAGACCGTTGTCTTAATGGATCCAATAAGTGTTGCGCTCGCATAAGTGTCCGTCACTTCGCCACGCTTGATTTCGTATTCGACAACATTTATGTCCGAAGCGGGTTCCGTCCATGTTAGAACGATTGAACCACCTAAAAAGGTATGCGAAATCGAAGGCGTTTGTGGTTTGCTTACAGCGGCGGAGACTATAGTGACGACACCCTCGTTCCCGAGCAAGTCATACCCTCGGATTAAAAATGTTTCTTCGTCTTCCCAATTAACATTCACACGATGGCTGGTTGTATTAAACAGTCCAACCGATTCCGCGCTTGCCCACGTTTGAGCGCCACGTCTTAGATCATATTGCTTTATTGCAAAGGTTCCAGCGTCCATATTCCATTCAAGAAGAACATCTTCGCCTAATGTTTCAACATTTATGACGGCAGATCCAGGCGTTGTGATGACTGCCGAAACAGCAATTGCATCTCCATAGTTATCAAAAACATCTTCTGGAGCAACCCAAAAAGTTCGCGTCCCTGTCCAATCTGGAACGACAGAAAACACATTTGATTTCACATAGGCTACTCGCGTTCCCGTTGCCCAATCGGAACCGTGTCGAATGTCATATCCATCAATCGGATAGGATCCCTTCGTCGTGTCCCAACTCAATTGATATTTTTGACCGATAATATTTTCCGAAATACTGGAAACCACGGCGGCATCAATCGTGATACTCGAAATCGCTGCCGAGACACTTTCTTGATAATAATAGTCAATCGCCTTGACCATGTATGTTTGGGATCCGGTATCTGTTTGCGGGAGTATTAGTTTATTTGTGTCTGTGTATGCGACATGTTCGGCCGTACTCCACGCGAGTCCTTTTCTTATTTCGTACTTAATAACATCTAGATCAGGAACTAAATCCCACGTCGCCACTTGGCGGTCGTCGTCTATAGAAATGATGATCGCGGATACGTTAGAAGGAACGGCAGATTTTCCGATTACTTTGTGTGTTGTTTGAACCCACGGACTCGTCACACCGAATGTGTTTTTATAGCGAACCATCAACAAATATTTTCCGCCGTCGACTACATTATTGATGTATGCTTGTGTCGTGTTTCTGTCAGTGATAAAAATATCACCTGAATGCGTGACTAGAGACGATACAAAATTTTCTTTATTCGCTATCCTATCGGAAAATCTAGCGAGTCCCGCCGTTGTGCTGACTATCCCATAAGCGACTTCGTATCCGGTAACTAACTGATCATCCGGAGTGTCCCATGTTAAGAATATACGTGAAACGACAGAATTCCCAGCATCAAGACCGAGAAATTCTGTACTTGAACGCGCTTCTATTATAGAAACGGTTGAAGTTGTTCGATCAGTTGGTAAATTCGTATCCGGCGATGCATCTTTTTCACTTAGTGTTTCTAAATCATAAGTTGTTTCTTCGTATTCAACGCATGTTAAATGAACAAGTTCATTTTCTCGCAAGTCAGTTTCTAGTACTCTAAACTTCTTACTAGTCCATCCAGGCATTTCGTGTGTAATAGTTCCAACATCCATTGGCGCTATATTCAACGCTGAACCATGAGCATCAAATTCAACAACAATACCCTGACGGCTTTGTTTTAATTCTACATGTGCAATTTGTTCCGCTGTGTAGAGATTAGTCGTGAACGGTAAATCAACTTCTTTTTGTAAAAGCAGCCCATTGTCTTCAGCTGTTCGTGCTGATGCATAATCTTTGATCGCAACATCCGCTTCCCAATTACGATCTGGATCGATAAAGTTAGCGCGAACACGGTTTGTTCTAGTTTGGCGCGACGCTGGTGAGAGAGTCCAGTTGCCAACAATATGATCTTCTGTCAAATCAAACGTGCTTGCTTCGGGCTTATCTATGGTTAGATAGTATTTCCCAGCACGATAAATAAGCACACCACGACAAGAACTGAGCAACATGTCCAAATTGTTTTTAATTGTTACGTCAGTGAACAGAGCGCCGTTGCATGTGTATCGTGACTGCATTGCGCCTCCGGCAAAGGTGGAAACTTGAGCGCTGCAATAAGTCGCCGCCGCATTGATCGAGGTGTCGTCAATAACGGCGCTTGCTATAGCGGCACCCTGATCACTGGTAAGATAATCACGAATACATAAAGCAGGGTTATCCGACAAACCAGTTGAACTGTCTCGTGGGTCAAAAACTTTACGACCATTAATTAAGAAAGTCGCATTAGGTAAACCGGCAGGGAATGCAATTTCATCCCATCGTAATTTTATATAGACGCCTGCAATACCTTTCAACGTGTGCGCACTAGTCCAGCTTGATGCTACTGAAGAAACTAAAGCGGTGATGTATGTTTGCGTGTCGGTTCCAACGAAGCGCGTAATTGTTGCAACCGATGTCGGTTCACTCCGAACAGAATGTGAAAGCCCTGTTGTGATTGCGCTCGCAGTAACGGTGAGAGCGGGCGTCCCTTCTTTCCTTTTAACATAAACGTCAGCATCTATATCGCCGACGCCTTTGAAGGTTGCCTCGTAATCTTCACCGGCTGCGTTAATCTTTTTGACTAAGTTTGCCGCTATAACACCAGACATCGCCCGCAAATTGATCCGCGTCCCATCTGCCCGAGTGTGAACGATCGATTCGGCGCGTCCTTCGTACGTGTCGCCATTAATTGTCATTTGAATGACGCCGTCTTCGAAAGAAGTTGTTCTCCCAGTGAACCGATGAACGTACGGATCATATGAAACCCAATCGTCGCCTTCGGCATCTTTTTCATTCAGGTAAACAGTTCCAATAGAATCGATTTCGCCAACACAAACACCGTAGACCAAATGGAGGAACTCGTTGCTGTCCCCACTCACTTCGGCGAAAATTAAGTTACCCCCAACAAGACGCTCTCCATAAACAATTTTCATTGGAGTTCCAGGAGTCGCCGTTGTCGTTTTTAATGAAGTGCCTAATTCCCCAGCAACCGTCGGAAGTTGTTCTGGACCTAATCCAAAAGCTTTAGCTAATAAGTAACTCGCTCCGGCTGTGACAAAGGCCCCACCAACCGGCCCAATATATGGAGTGACGAGTGCTCCGGCTGCAATGGAAAGTCCTGGAACGATTATTTCAGCGGGCATCGGAGAACCTCATAATTTTTTGTGATAACACGCTTAGGAAACAAACGCGCCCCGTATTTTGGATGAGTAGAAAACACCTTATCCCCGAAATCTATATAACTATGGTAGAGCCCTGTTTCACTGGAGCTCAATAATATGTCACCTTCTTTTTCAAATCCTCTAGCAACGTCTTCAAACTCTAATTCCTTTAATAGTTGTCGAGTACTTGTGGCAAATGTTGAAAACTCACGCGCCTGCTTTTCATTACCATAACAGTCTTCAAACTGTTCGGTTAATTCCCAATCATGCGTGTAGTCTAGAAATCTTAAAACCATCATAGCACAATCAGTCTTCCCCCAAATGAACTCAACACCAGCCCATTGATCTATGAACAGGTTTATTTTCTGCCCCATATTAGCTCCAATGGAATCTCAGTAACAAATTCTAAACCTTTATCGCCAGAGAACCGAAATTGCTGTTCCTCGTTTGAATAGCGTCTAGGGTTTACTCGTTCAAAATCAATCCAATGCGAAGAACATTTTAACGAGATCACTGTTGCCCCATTTTCTGGATCATCTTGTATTATTGGCTGATCAATTCGACCGTCAAAAAGCAACTGCTTATCGTCGATAATATCGCCATTACTGTCAAGCCATACACGATAGAGTCTGACGGGTCGATCAATATAATCATTTGACAGCAATAAACTGATATATGTCTGATCAACGCCGGATAATGAAATCGTTACCTCGTTATTTTCTAAACGTGCGACTTCTTCTATATCGGTAAATCCTAACAAATAACCGAACGGCGAATATTCATTTCCGCCCAACGTTAACTTTCGATAATAATCCGATAAATAATAAGTCGCCGCGTCCAATTCGATTTCAACTAGATGCGCTGTACTTTGTGAACTGTCCGCGATTACCGAAACAACCGCCGATGAATAACCTCTAGTCAAGGACGTCCTCCACCATAGCGATAGAAAAATTATGTTGAAGCGGTGCGTTGATTTGTGTTGTCACATTGTCTGTCGCAAATCTAACTGTGAACGCCACGCTTGCCATCGTTATTGAAACACCCGCTGACGCATTTGCTAATAATGGCGGATAGAAATCCACATTGGCCGAACCACCGCTGTCACTTGTGACGGCAGAAGTCACCATATATGTCTTCGAGTTGCCCGCTATAGTAAACACATCCCCAACTTCCAACACTGTTTGGCTGTTACCGAACGCGCTTACCACCATTGTTTGAGCGCCTGCTGAAGTTAGTGCATTGACAACCGGCGACCCAGCACCCGTCCCCCGTGGGGCGGTTTTATTCGGGAGAATAACTGTGAACGTTTCACGCCTGCCTTTTTGCTTTATTGCGAAAGCGTACAATGGCCAGAGCTCAGCTTCAGTTAACGAGTCCTCGTACTCCGCTGTAATTATCCAACGGTTAGCATCTCTAGAACGGGTTATTGTTCTAAGGTTATGCGCTTCTGACTGACGGGAGTTCGTTTGCTGTGTCAGTGTTAGGCTTTTCGGTGTAGGTGTTAATGGAAATTGTCCACTCATAATCGTCGCCCGCTTCTTTTTCGTACAGCCTTATCAACTAAACCAACAATGACCGGCTCCTGTTGAGCTATAGCGTCAGCCATACCACGACCGTCAATGGTGTTTATTTCTGGTTTATAGTTTACCGTCGTTTGATATGTGTCGCCACCTCCAGACAATGCAACTTTACTTCGCGCCAATCCTCCGGCCCCTGTTAAAGCGACAGGAGTGGCACCCGCCGGAGCAGCTGATCCAGAGTTTGTTGTTGCCGAAGCCCCAATGTCCGGTGAAATATAGCCTCGTAAAGAATCAACTAATGGTTTTATAATTAACAGATAGTTAATCATTCTAATTAATTCATTAACAACGGTGTTTCCAAAGTCCTTCCAAGCGTCATCTCCACCACGTATAGACTCCACAAAAGCGTCATTAATGTTGTCGCCTAGTGAATCAAGTTGTGCTGATAAGACATTATATGTGTCACTGTATTCTGTTTTTAACGGCTTGGCTTTTTCAGTCAGTTCAGTTGTTTCCTTGTTTGCTGCCTTAAGAGTTTCTATATAGTCCTCAGTTTTTTCATCAACTTCAGCAACTGCTTTAGAGCCTTCTTCGCCGCCTAACATTTGCTCTTGTCTTAACGATTCAAACTCTACAATAATTTCATCCATCTTCTGGCGAATGTCTTCGGACGGTAGGCCTGATGTCACCGCTCTTTTCATTTCATCAGCCATTATTCTTATTTCAGACTGCATACTCTTAATTTCTTTTTCCATACTTGGGAAATTAGAATCTATGTCTATTTTAAAATCAATGTTTTTATTGAGCCATGACAGAGGGCCTGCTATATATTTATTGAATCCGACGGCAAAGGATTTCGCGTCATTCTGCATTTTTTGCAAGCCTTGCAGCCAAGCGATATTCAATCCTTTCCAAACAATGTTCAATCCTTGGACTGCTCGCCTGATTGCCCAAACACCGTCAACCAGCCAACCTAGTGGAGTGATCAGGGCGTCCGCACCTCCAATAATTGTGTCGACAAATCCTCTATAGACTTCTTCATTGCCTTCTATCGCATTACCGAAAGCAGTATCAAACTCTCTTAGTCCAACTTTTAAAAAGTCGAACAAACCTGCTTCCATGATTTGGTTTCTAAATTGGAACCACTTATCGCCGATCATGGACATTGTACCTGTCCAGGTTTTGGCAAGTTCGGCGGTTACGCCACGAAAGGAGGAATTGGTTTTTGTCCATTCCTCCATTAACCTCAACCGAGTTTCTTCTGCCGTATAGGAAACACCCGCTTGGAATCCTAACATGGCGTTGATACCACGCTCACGGAATTTATCGGCTGATGCCGCGCCTGCAGAATACATTCGCACGACCTGCTCAGTTGTTTCTTGTATACCAAGACCAGAAACAGCGGCTAAATCGCCAATCATTGGAATCCATTGGTTTACTTCATCAACACCACCCTCCATAATACCTGCGAGTTGAGTAGCGGACTGCATAATTTCGTCAAATGAGAATGGGACTTTACTGGCAAACGTGGCCATGTCGTCAAACATGCGATTACCTTCTTCAACACTACCCAACAAAGCACGCAACCTGACTTGAAGTTGTTCCGTGGTATTGGCAGCATCCAAGAAACTTTTTCCGACCACGCCTAAACCGAGACCGGCTAAAGCACCTTTGAAACTAAAGATTTGATTTTGCAAAGAAGCAAGGCCACCACGCGAAGCAGATATTGCACCACGCATGGTCTTAGATGCTTGAGTGACTTTCTTAGCCCCAACAACAAAGCCTCTAGAATTTAATAGTACATTAAGAACCGTATCCATGATGGTCTAAAAACACCTCATCTGCTGCTTGCATCATTACAATAAATGTTTCAAGATCTTCGTAACCAGCCATTTGACCGTATGCAATTATATCGCTGATCTTTAAAACATTGTCCCTTGAACGGCTTAATATAGTGAACGCCTTTAAATACATTTCGCTGATCAATGTCGTTGTAGGCTTTGCGGCTAACGACTCAGGCATCTTGCCTGTCACTTTATAGACTGTATGATAAAAATCCTCGTGTTCGGCGTTTTCTAGTTGCCACTTGAGGACTTTTTTAATTCCACAACCTCGGCAGCTTCTTCCTCGATTTTGAAAACAGACAAGTCGCGTGAATATGCCTCAACCATATCTAAGAACCAGCTTAATTCAGGATTACTTAGAACCCTAATGGCTTCCTCTTTTGAATATGGTTGATCTTCACCATTGGCCTTCATACCTTTCCAATCTAACAAAATACAATTCGCTATAGAATCGATACGCATTTCCTTTTCAGCTTTGGAACTTAACGCATCCATTCTAATCGCTTGTTGCAAAGGCTTGGCATGTTTTCTAACATACGCTTCATGAACAGGGTTCATCCATCTGGCAACTAAAATAGAAGTTTCCAAGTCAATGTCCTGCCACACACCCTCTTCTTCTAGTTTTGGGTCAAGCCTGTTTTTTGATAAATCCATTATTCGCTCCTTAGTAAAATAATGTTAGTCTAAACGGTCAATCTGTAACGCATATGTTCCAGTTGAATCCACCACAGCACCCCAATCAAGTTCCACCATAATATCATTATTAGATCCAGGAGTTAACTCCTGTGAATTGGTGTACTTAACACGAGGGATTGTAAAAATGTACGCCTTGCCGTTATCATCTTCGGCTTGGAATCTTAACGATGTATAGGTCGCATCCAAGTATTTATCAACTAGTGTTTTGTCTTCAAAATATGCTTGAACTGTTCCAGTGATTTCAGTCACACCCGTTGCAATACCTGCCAACGCATCTGAACCAATCTTAGCCTGTCCGCGTGTGTTACAGTTGACTTTCATTGTTAATGATTTGAAAGTTACTGTGGTCACTGCATCTGAACCCTCAAAGATTCTAGCCACATTACCAGAGGCGTTCATTTTAGGATTGCTAGAAGCCGCAACCGTTGCCGAGGCAACCGCCGTTGATGTGATTGTCATGCTTTTGCCCATGAAACTAAATCCACCTGTTAAAATAGATTCTGTTTCTAGTGCAATATCCATGTCCGCCACACGACACCCGCGAAACTGTTCATAAATACCGATGTCATTAAATGCTTTTTCAAGTGAGTAAGATTTAAGCGTTGTTCCATTACGCATGACTCGACCTTTTAATGTCGTGCCCGCTGCGAAAACTTCGCTTGTGAATGAAGCCGCTGCACCTGTTGAACCGTGTGCTAAATAAACACGCGATTGTCCTGCTCCAGGAGTTTCAGTAGAAACATCCGTTACCCTCCAGTCGCCATTATTAGCCGATGTCGTAGACTCTGCTGATCGCAACCATTGATTGTCCACAATGCCATTTAAAGCTGAAGAATCACATTGGATAAACGCGCCGGAATAATGTGCAGACGCTATACTCGCGCTGACCACGGTTGTCGCCCATGTTGATTGGAGAGCGCCTTGCATCATGCCGTCAAAGTCATTAAATGAGAATTCAAACGCGATTGGCCCGCTTGCACCGCCGCCGACTTTTGTTATATCTGAAATATTTTTATCAGAACGAATAGTTTGTGAAGTTACATTACTAATGTCACTTTTTAGACCTTCGCTTGTTAATGGCAGCGTGGTCATAGATGGGCCCGTTGGTGTGGTTCCCCACGTTGCTTCTTCTATCCATCGTAATGTTACCCGATTTGAATCACTAAAAGATGGCATGATTATGAACTCCTCGAATTAGGTTGTGTGTAATTCTTGGAGATATTCCGGCGAGGCGTTTGAGCGAGGCGATTAGAATATGTGCAAGGTGTTGAAAAAATTATAGTCAAAATATGTCTGAAAGTAAATTAATTATAGGATTTTATGCACGCTTCATAGTATTCTTGATTTATTTGTCTTTGATGAATATGCGCGTTTGTATCTATACCAGTACCCACCATCGCATGAAAATCTGACGGGGAGAACCCAACCCATTCTTCGCCATCAATAATCAATGCTTTCGGGTGTACTTCTTTAGCCCTAACGACGTCAGGGTGTGGCGGGGGCGGACAAAGTATCTTTGTCTTTTTGTAAACTACCCTCACTTCGGGTTTTGGCTTCACGCTCTTTGTACATGCTGTTGACAATGTTGCCAAGAAGATTATTGAGATCATCAGGGTGGTGTTCAACAAACCATTTAAAATTTTTGACGATTTGTACTTCATCGAACGACTCCTTTATTGCTTGACGCTCCTCATCAATATCAACTAAATCGCTGTTTAATTCCCTAATCAGCCCGTCAAAAACAGCAACCGTCTCTTTCAAATATTCGGCTTCGACACTTTTGCTCGCGTAATGTTCTTCAAGTTGTTTTTTCGCATGGTCTTGGTCAGCCAATTGTTGCAAAAGCTGCCTTTCACGTTCTTCCTTATTTTCTAAGTATTGCTTACCAGCAAAACCAATCCCCGAAAGTGTGATGGCCACCGCTGCAAACGCTAGGATTTTCCAATGACCAAAAAGAAAGGAAATCATTTCTTGCCCCAACCATCACGAGCAGTACTGAATCCCATGTAACCACCAATCACCGTCCCCCAGAACATAAACAGACTCGTTATCACTTCTCCGAGCAATCCGTTGTATATAACGGCGCACGTTATGATGATACCTGTGATCATTCCGGTATATGCCATGATACGCATGTGAAACCATTTAGTTGACGGATCCGGATGTTCTTCACTCATCTTCTTGCTCCTTCAGCCACGTTTCCCAAGCTTTAATCATACCCTTTGCCAAACGCAAGAGCGTTTGATGTAGAATTCTAGTTGAACGCCTCATTCATTTATTTATCCGGTGAACGTGTACGTTCCATCCCAATAAAAAGGAATGCTAATATTTATTTGGTAATAAGGCAGGGAACCACTAGATAACGCGCTACCCTTTGTCACACCGATATTCGTTAGTTCAGCCTCTTGGCAAACCACACCATTGAATCGCGCATCCCTAAAAATACCCGCCACGTCGTCAGCATAACCACGTAGAACTTGAGTTCCTGTGTCTTTTGGTGCATATAATTGAACGAAGATTATTCCAAAGTGTCTAAAGGTTCCAGCAGCACCAATATTCTTTCGCTGTACGGATCCGTCTCTTATTGAAAACCGAACCCAGTGGTCGTCTTTTGGTGGGACGAAATTAACATTGTCCCATGCAATAAGTGTCGACGCCCAATTAGCATCAAACCGTTTTTCAATATCTCTTCTAGCCGTTGCAAAACTCATCTTGATCGCTCCAGTATATCTTGAATTTCTGCTTGAATTTCTTGAACCGTTATGGCCACCATTCCTTCAGGTGCTTTTTCTTTTGACCATCCTTCCTCTAACGCTAGGATATAATCTAAATTGTTACTCACATAGATTGGAGGGTGGTTCCTCAATTCA